AGAAAGATTCATGAGTATTTCTGACCTTGAGGGAAAATCAATGGCAATTATGGTCATGTCTGCATACGCAGAGGGCAAGGCAGCAGGAAAAGTCGAGGAGCGTCGCAGATGGGAGCAGAAAGAGGCGGTTGCAACGACCGCCTAACCGGACACGAAAACAACAGGCAAGAGCCTTTTTAATAGATTGGAGGTGCAACAGGTGAGTGAACAGAACATCAAGAAATTTTATGAGACATTAGCGAGAATCATTTCTGAACGTGAACAGGTGAAAATCACCGTGAGCGTCTCAAAGAAAGAAAAAGCAGCATAAAGACAAAAAAACGGATGACCGCTGCGAACGGTCATCCGTGTGTCAATCGGTGTCGATTGATATGTTTCAAACTAAGAATATTATATCAAATCTGACACGAAAAAGCAACTCAAAAAACGACCGGAAAGGTCGGAAAAACAAAGGTTTTCGGAGGTTTTGTCGTCCTTGTAATAGATACTAACAAGTCTACGAAAACATAACAGGAGGATTGTGTCAGATGGCAAGAAAAAGAGGGATGCAGTTTATCCCGTATGATTATGAGGCAGCATATAACAAAGCGATGGAGGACATGCACGAATGGTTCATTGAGAACCTGTTCCAACATCGAAAGAAAGTGATATATGCCTTGAAAGAGATAACAGCAGGAGACCAGTTTGAAATTGAGATATATCCGCAGTTCCGGAGTATGGATGAAGTACCTCCGGAGGGGAGAACTATCAAGAAAGACAACAACAAGGCTCAAAAGAATCTGAATGATAAGAACGCAAGGAAATACGTTGAGAGGTTAATCAACGAGAATTTCAGTGACCGTGATATTTGGATGACATTGACCTATGATGACGCACACCTCCCACCGGACGGGGATGTTGATGCAGCAATCAAGAATGTGCAAAAGTACATCCGACGCATCAACTATCAGAGGAAAAAGAGAGGTCTCCCGAACGCAAAATATGTCTATGTGACCGCATACAATCCGGATGCGGAAATCAGATGGCATCATCACATTGTCATGGATGGTGCGTTAGACATGGAGACGGTTGAATCCTGTTGGAAACAGTCAAGCAGGAATGAGGTTCGCAGGTTACAGACAGATGAAAACGGTCTGTCCGGTATGGCGAACTATATCGTCGAAGAAAAGAACCGTGTTCTGTCAGAAAAGAGATGGAACAGTTCGCAGGGATTGAGAGACCCACGAATCAAGGTCGTACACTCCAAACGTCCGGCAGCAGGAGGCGGTTATAAAAAAATAGGCTCATTCGTTGACGGAATGGTCAAAGACAGGGATTCCATTCCGGAGATATTAAAAAAGTGGTATCCGGACATGGATTTCACGAACGCAAATGTGTACTACAACGATTTTAACTGCATGTTTTACATACATGCACGAATGAGGAAAAGGAGGCTACAAAGTGAAAAGACGGAAAAGACAGGCAAGACATGCAGGACGACGTGATGCGTTCCATTTGACCATGATTGCGGTATTGATGACGGTGTTGTGCTTGATGATAGTGAATATCAAAGAGCCGGAGCAGACCGAGGAAGAGCAGCCGGAGACGACACATGCGGAAATGGTGCAGAATCCGGAAACAATCGTGCAGACGGCAGAGACCGAAAGCAAATACAAGGTTTTTGACGGCATGTCCGAGGACTGGGGAAGTGATGACCTTGAGGAATTTGTGTTTTATGAGTTACCGGAACAGTATGCAGATAAAGGCTATTTTCCGGAGAAAATGCAGATATACACAAGATGTCTATGCAAGCAAAACGACGTTCCTTATGCCCTTGTACTGGCAATCATTGAGCATGAATCCGGATATGAATTTGACAAGGTCGGAGACGGCGGGCAGTCAAAGGGATATATGCAGATATATGAGAAATGGCACACTGACCGGATGAAACGGTTGAACTGCACCGACCTCATGAACCCATATCAAAATGTGAGGGTCGGGATTGATTTCCTCTCATACCTGCTCAAGAAATACGGCACGGTGCAGGATGCACTTGCAGCGTATAACTACGGTGAAAAGGGTGCGAGGGAACATTTGTGGAGCAATGGCGTGTATGTCTATTCATACAACAGTGCAATCATGCAGAGGACGAAAGAGATTGAGGAGGTGGTCGGGAAATGAGTTTTGACTGGCAACCGGAATCAAAAGACAGATATTTCAGAAAAGCCGAGGCAGCAGTCAAGGCAGCGGGATTCGATGACATCCTGCAAATCAG